TAAATCAGTTAGACCATTATCTGCTCCTGAACTTTTACCAATATAAGTATTATTAGAACCTGTCGCATTGATGGTACCAGATAGATATCCGATTGATATATTTCCACCACCTGTGGTATTAGAATTTCCCGCGAACTTACCGATTCCTACATTTTCACTACCAGTATCGTTAGCAGAAAGAGCACTCCCACCTACTGCTACATTACTACTACCGGTTGTGTTTTCATACAACCCACTCCCACCTACTGCTACATTAGTATTACCTGTTTCGCACATTCTTAATGATGACTTACCTACTGCTATATTACTATCACCGGTCGTGTTCTTGAACAACGACTGGACTCCAATACCCACATTGCTGTTTCCTGAAGTAAGAGACTGAAATACCTGTGAACCAATTCCAATATTAGAATGAGCATTAGCAAGTGTTCCTGTAGCTGGAGGAGATGCAAAACCAATTAGCATACTATTCGTGAATTCGGCAACTCCTTTTTTTACATCAGTAAGTCCGTCAAGTTCGGTCGCTCCACTAACAAATGCAGTACCATTGTTTAAAAGGCTACCTGTGAAATCAAGATCACCAGTTACCTTTAATGTTGTACTACCAGTAGGAAGGGTTGTAGAACCAATAGCAGCCTTTGTTGCAATTGTAACACCAGCTTGGAAATCTACATCACCAGTAAAATTAGGAGTGACGTCACCAAGTCCATCTATAGCAGCGGAAGGAATACTATTATTAGGATATTGAGCATACAAATTACCACAAATATCAATGGTAGTTCCATTGAAGGAAACATCTCCGCCGACGGATAATTTGGAATCAAACGTAACATCACCATTTACATCCATTGTACCATCTAATACGGATAAATTGCCATTACGGTTAATCATATTACCGCCACTTACATCTAAAAACCCTTGAATATAGGTTTGTTCTAAATTATTAGCATCTGTAGTTGCAAGCCAAGACATTGTATATACATCGGCGAGATTATAATTTACTGTATATCCAATATCTTCTAAAAATCCTAATGAAATTTTAATAAGTGGGGTAGAAACAGGACTACCATCCAACCAACCCGTCATTAACTCTGTACCTAATCCTGGATGTAATATCCCATTTATATAACGGTCATTTGATGAAACGCCTCCTTCTTCAGGATGAACGCCAGAAGTACCTGCTCCACCATCATCTTCAATGGGTATACCAAGAAACGCATCATTACTGAATCCAGCAAAACAAGAATTATATTCTCTAAACGCATTGGTTCCAGTATAATAATGTTTGGTGGTACCATTATCATCGTAGCTGGTTTTTGGACATCCTGTTAAATACCAAAAGCTACCAATTCCTAAAATATGTCCAATTTCATGTAACAATACATGATAATAGCTAGAAAATCCATCAGTACGAATAGTAGTTTTTAATCCGTATAAATAAATATTATTCATAGTAATATTTGCAGTTAATGGAATTACATTTCCATATATATAACTATTAATATAAGCAGAATTAGTGATACTTGCCCCACCTAATATATTTGTGCCTAATGTATCAATTGTAAAACTAATAGTAATTGTTTGTGAGGATGGAAATCTGGTATCAATAGTAACGAGACTTTCCCAACGATTCACTGAACTTAGAATAATATCATAATCAAGCTGTTCAATAACATAATTTGTGTTATTAGTAATTGTATAAGTGAACATACCATTTGTAGACGTATATGACATATGATTAAGTATTAATCAAATCTATATAAAACGAATATATATATATTTTATATAAATGATGGATAATACCGAATTATTAGAAAATTTAAAGATGTCCATTGAACAAATGAATAAACACCACCAGATAGAAGTATTACGTATATTATCAAAGCAACTATGTAAATTAAATGAAAACAAAAGTGGAGTATATGTGAATTTAACTTATATCAGTAATGAAGTAATTGAAGAACTCCAAAAATACATAGAATATACAAAAGAACAAGAAGAAACTCTAAAAACAACTGAATACCAGAAAGAAGAATTCAAGACAGCATTATTTAATGAAAAAGAAGATAAAGATAATATTACATTATCTTATAGTGAAGTCACTCGGTAATGACAAGTAATATATACAATAAAATGTTTCAACTAAATAATAATGTACGTATTGGGCAAACAACCGATGAATTGTTATGTGAATTAACACCATATATGTTAACTAATAAGAATAAAGAATATGTAAACCACGCAAATACAACAATTGATTTGTCAGGTATTAGTATGACGACAAATGAAATTGTACAAGAAATAACGTCGTCAGAAAAAGATATGATATCACCGTCTCAACGAGATTCATTATTTTGGTGCATTTACATAGCGATTCACGAATATAAAGAATATAATGTAATTCGTAATAATTATAATACTCGTGAAATAGAATGGAAACAAGAATTATCCAAGAAAATTACATCTAATCCGTCAAAAATAAAAAATTCCAATCATAAAACAACAAAGGCTAATGTATCAGAAATATTATCAGATTTGATGACAAACCCATATAAAACGGATATTTTGTGTTTAATCGCTATAACTGTCTATTACAATATAAACATTATTATTATGAATGATGCAAAAAATTTACGATTTGAATTTATTACAAATGCTACTGATGATGCAAAAACCTATTTATTTAATAAAAATGATAAAAATTATTATAGTATGCAAATAGACCCGCTTTTGGAGTTTGAAATCGCGGATATTCGTAATACAAGTTATTTGATAGAAAATAATGAGAAACCAATAAAATCAATAGGGTCGTATAAGGTGGATAAGTTAGAACAATATGTAAAACAATTTGGATTGTATAAAAATACCGAAAAATATAAAAAGACAGATTTATACAACTTACTAAGAGAGTTTGTTACAGGATTTACAATATAATATCAAGATAAATAGTGTTAAAAAATTGAAATAGAAATAATATATGTTATATTTATATACAATATATTATAATGTCTGGGAAAACTATGCAAAAAATGGATTCACAGCATCAGACCCCCAAACAATATGTAAAGACATCACATGAACAAAAGGAAGAGTTTGAGCGAATAGTTCAATACTATTTAGAAAGTAATCCTATGGTGAGTACAAATGGTAAAATAAGTGAGCTTGAGGTGAGGTTTAATACAGACCTAAAACATTCAAAGCCAATTTCCAAAATAGACTATGATAATGTAGTAAAACAATTATATGCAAATGGATTTGTTCCAGAAGTAGATGATGGTATTCATATGTTACGTATACAAAATCAGTATATTAACCCAGATGGAATCCAAAAAATATCTAATTTAAGAGCAGAAATCACTGGTTTGGATTTAATTCAAGAGTATTGTCGTACAAATAGTATGCAAAAACTAATAGATATGCCATCTACTCTATTTAATAAACTTAAGTTCACGCAAAAACAGACTGCAACAAAGGGTTCTGGTGAATATATTAATAAAGTAAGAGTACCTGATTTTAATTTTAAGGTATCTTACCAAACTGAACAGGACTTTATGGTAAATGCACCGTTTTGTCGTAAAACATTAGAAAAATGGAATGATTCCTTAAAAATATTTCGTTCTATGAACCGTGTGCGGTTCAGACATCCTGATTTACCAATATTTGCCGACTTGAGCGTTATAAAAACATCTGATTTTACATTAGATAAGGATAAAAATCCAATATTAATACCCAAATATACAATCCAAGATTCCAATCTCTTTAATAATATAGAACAATATGAAGTAGAATTGGAAATAGATAATTATCGTGTTGGTCTTGGAACAGAATATAATAATATACAAAAATTAATGGCTGCGTTACGAAAATCTATTCGCGTAGTACTTTGTGGCATTCAAAATACCAAGTTTCCTATATCATACAAAGTACGTGATAGTATATGTCAATCATATATGCGTTTATTATTACCAGAAGATGATGTAAATAAAAAAAATATGGACATTAAGCGGTGGATAAAACCAGCGAATTTTATTGGCCCTGGTTCAGTGACATTACAAATGGAACATATAACAGATACTGTAGAAAATACCAATAATCTAAGTCCTAACATTCGTAAACATTATACAGTAACCGATAAAGCAGATGGCGATAGAAATTTATTATATATAAACGAAGATGGTAATATTTATTTAATTAATACAAATATGAATGTATCATTTACTGGAACAAAAACAACAGAGAAGACTACATTTAATAGTATTTTAGATGGTGAATTAATTAAATATGATAAACACGGTAAATTTATAAATTTGTATGCAGCATTTGATATATACTATGTTCATGAAAAATCGGTAAGAGATTTGCCATTCTTATCCCAAGGTGAAGAATCAGGGGTAGATTTAGACCATCGTTTATCATTGTTATATAAATTTGTGAATGTTTTAAATCCAATTTCTATATTAGAAAAGGGTACGAAAGAAGTTCATTCCAAAAAAATTCCCTCTGGTTTTCATATTCAATGTAAATCCTTTTATTATGACACATCGAAAAACACTATATTTGACGGTTGTTCTACCATATTGTCAAATAAAAATGATGGTATATTTGAATATAATACAGATGGTTTAATTTTTACACCAGCTTACTTGGCAGTAGGTGCAAATTCAGTCGGTGAAAAATCTAAAATAAGAAAAACATGGGAATCTTCATTTAAATGGAAACCAGCTGAACATAATACCATTGACTTTTTGGTGGCTGTAAAAAAGAATGAAGCAAACCGAGACGAAATACATCATATATTTCAAGATGGTAAACAAATGGATAATGTAAAAACAATCTCACAATACAAAACATTGATATTAATGACCGGCTATAAAGAGAAAGAACATAGCATTATGAACGCATACCAAAGTATATTGGATGATTTGATATCAGATGTTGGTGAAGTAAGTGAAGATGAATATAAACCAGTTCCATTTCATCCAACAGAACCATGTGACCCATATGCACATCTAAGTAATATTATGTTAGTTGAAAAAAATGGTAAACATATAATGCAAACAGAAGAAGGTGATATATTTACAGAGAATATGATTGTAGAATTTAAATATGTGATAACAAATAAATCTACATGGAAATGGGTACCAATTAAGGTTAGATATGATAAAACGGCTGAGTTATTAGGAGGGGTTACGAAAAACTATGGAAATCCATATCATGTAGCTAATAGTAATTGGCAATCTATTCATAACCCAATTACAGAAGAAATGATTACTACTGGTAAACATATTCCAGAAATATCAGATAATAATGATGATGTATATTATAGTCAAACAAGTGAGGAAACTACTACTCAACCATTGCGTGATTTTCATAATAGATATATAAAATCTAAATTAATATCATCAGTGTGTAATCGCGATGATACATTAATTGACTATGCATGTGGTGTCGGTGGTGATTTGGCAAAATGGAAATTTGCGAAATTAAAATTTGTATTTGGAATTGATTATGCTTACGATAATATTCATAATGCTAAAAATGGTATATGTGCACGATATATAAAAGAAAAGAAAAAAAATAAACATTACCCGGATGCTTTATTTATAAAGAGTGATAGTGGAAAAAATATAAGATCACATGAAGATATAAATACAAGTCAAAAAGATAAACAAATTATAAGTGCTGTCTTTGGTACAGGTCCAAAAGATGCAACTGTATTAGGTAAAGGTGTATATAAAAATTATGGTGTAGCTGATTCTGGGTTTAATGTTAGCTCATGTCAATTTGCGATGCATTATTTCTTTGAAGATAGCAAAACCGTTCATAGTTTCTTACGAAACTTATCTGAATGTACAAAGGTTAATGGATATTATATTGGAACCTGTTATGATGGCGAAACAGTATTTAATTTGCTTAAAAATAAAGAAAAAGAGGAAAGTATTACTATTTTCAAAGGTGGACAAAAAATATATGAAATTACAAAACAGTATGATAAAACTGGATTCCCGGACGATGATATGAGTTTAGGTTATGGAATTGATATTTACCAGGAAAGTATCAACACACAAAAGGTATTCCGTGAATATTTGGTGAATTTTAATTATTTAACACGTGTAATGGAAGATTATGGTTTTGTATTAATTACACCCGATGAAGCAACACATATGAATTTACCTAATAGTACTGGATTATTTCACGAAATGTTTACACAAATGGAACAAGCAATTGTTATGCAACCACATATAAAGCCTAATTATAGATATGCACCAAATATATCTACTGAAGAAAAACAAATATCTTTTATGAATCGTTATTTTGTATTTAAAAAGGTTCGCAGTGTAGATGCAAAACAAATAAATGAAATTGTTAATAAACAAACAGATATAGTGGATAAAGAGGGTATTGAAAATATCCAAGAAAAACTGCCAGTAGAAGTAAAACCTATTACAAAAAAAACCAAAAAAAAAATAGTACTAAAACAATATTCAGTTGATCAAGATGACGGAGAAACGCCATCTTCTCCAATTAATTCCAAACCTAAATTAAAAATAGTTGGTAAAGTTGATTAATACATTTGCATTACATCAAATAAAAACAATATAAATATTTGTATACTATTTATATTATCACAATGTCTTTTTATGTATTACCCAAAAATTCTTTTCTAATTCATAAACATATTGATTTTATTGAAACCGATTCTTGTCCAGAACCGGTAGTTTCAAATTCATTGTCTGAATATCTATATGAAATAAAAAAAAAGATAGAAGAAAGAGATACACAATGGGACTCATATAAGAAATATACTAACCCATATGAATATATTCATACTGTTGTTCCATATAAGAAAAAAAGTATAGCTAAATACAAACCATTATCTCGTTCCTATTATAAAATGATAGAACTTATTCATACGTTTCAATTATCTCAGTCAATAACTCCAATTAGTACATTTCATTTGGCCGAAGGCCCTGGTGGATTTATTGAAGCTATTTGTCTTACTCGTAAAAATAAAAAAGACCGTTATATTGGTATGACATTACATGATGAAGTAAATGACCCAACCATTCCTGGCTGGAAAAAAGCCGAATCATTCTTAAAGCAAAACCCAAATGTGCAGATAGAAACTGGAACAGATAATACAGGTAATATTTTATCATTTCCTAATCTGGTTGGATGTAAAGAATCATATGGTTCATCAATGGATTTAATTACTGCAGATGGTGGGTTTGATTTTTCTACTGATTTTAACAATCAAGAAATATCTATAGCCAAGCTTTTATTTGCTCAAACATGCTTTGCATTGACTATGCAAAAACAGGGAGGAACATTTATTTTAAAAATATTTGATTGTTTTATGCAACATACAAGCGATATATTATGTATATTGACTTCTTTCTATAATAAAGTGTTTATCACAAAACCGCATACCAGCCGATATGCTAATTCTGAAAAATACATTATATGTAAAGAGTTTCTCTTGCCTTCATGTGAACGTTTTTTTCCTTTTATTACACGGGCTTTTACTAAAATGGTATCAAGTCCTACAAATATAACTAACCAAACCTATGTTCACCGATTTTTAAATTGCCCAATTCCATTATGTTTTATTTCAAAAGTTGAAGAATATAATGCTATTCTTGGACAGCAACAACTTGAAAATATTCATTCTACACTGTTATTGATTGACAGTCAATATAACCAAGATAAAATAGAATCTTTGACGAATACAAACATACAAAAGTGTATTTTATTATGTAGTAAACTTGGAATACAACATAATAATTTCACAGCACCTCCCGTTAATATTTTTTTAGCGTGAATTAATTCTCATTATATTGATGCTTTATATTATGAAAGCATCAATTATGTATATCTGTGATATTTATATTGCATTTGCGATTGTTGTCACTGTACACTGTTTCATCTCAGTTGAGTATTTTGAAAAAGTAGGTGTTTTCTTCATAGGATATCCTAATTTATCCTTTATAGTATAACCTGGTGAAGGTACACCATATGCAAGTGCATTTGCTACAGATGAACCTAAACCATTCGCATTACGGTATGCAGCGGTTGAATTAGTGATAGAATTATATTTTTTTCGTGTTATTAAATCACTCGCAGATACACCACCTTGTTGAGCAAATTGGGGATTGTTTGGCTTGTAGTATAATTTTACATATAATGGTTTAATACCTGGCGTAGTGTTTGATGTAGATACTTTATGTGGTTCAGCACTTGTTGTATTATCAGCAGGATAAGTAGCAGGTGTAAATCCTACTGCATTTTTAAATACATTATCTTCTATGATAAATTGGGGATATATTCCCGCGGTTGCAGGCATTGCCCAAGTAACTACATTATTTGTGTTTGATGGAATTGTATAACTGGCTGTTGGAAAAGCATCCTCATCTATACGATAGGATTGTAATTCAATTTCGTTACTATTATTATTATATGCAAATTGCATTGCGTATGAGATATTAGAACTATAATATTCATCGGTATTACCAGGTTGGTCTTTGATTAAATAATGTAAATTTGTAAACATTACTTGTTTAAATATACGATTTATATCTTCTAATGCATAATATCCAGTTGGTATTGCCACATCATACTCAGTATCATCTGTTATCCATTTATATTTAAATGAAGCACCATTTACTACATGATATGTTTGGCATTGATTGAGACCTTGTGATGCATATACATTAGCAGATGCTAAACTTGTACCTGGTTTTGCAGTAGAATCGCCTTGCCTTATATAATTATATTGATTTTGAGCAAATGTGCGGTTACGACTTGATAAATATTGTGATGAAGTTGTGTAATATCTATCATTTAGTGTACCATCAATAAATTTTCGTTTTATCATTCCACTACTACGTACACGGTTTCGTGCATTTTCTGCAGGAGATAATACTACACTACAATTTTCGTATGTTTCGCACGTATTATTTGGTACAGTAATGTCTATTAAATTCTCTAAACCACCTTTATTTGTGGCTGTAGAATTAATTATTGTTCCACTTGGACGATTCACTATGTCAATCTTTATTGAGGAGTTTGAAGTACAACTTGGATTATCAATGTTCGCTATTTCACGTCTATAGTGTTTTAACGGTTTTGTTTTTAAAAATATATTTTCACCAGTTGATAACTGTCCATTTTTTTGTATAGAAGAACTAATTTGATTAAATGTATTTCCTTTCCAAGAAATAAGAGGTATTGGATTTAAACTTAATAGGGCAGACATAAATATATTATATACCGATAGAATTAATATTTCTATTAAACCCTAATAAAAATAATAGGTTTACTATATTAAATATAATGAACGTGAACTTATATACATCTCAATTTATTACTGATTCTGTGTCATGGTTAGATACTAAAAATAATACAATTATGTCTGGTGATTTTACCAAGTTATCCTATATTCTACCACACATGACTATGAATGGAATTTATTTGGAATTTCCGGTTGAACTCACTAAAATAGAAGTTATAGCCGATAAAACACAAATCAAATTCTTTCCTCACACTACGTCTAATATTGCTATCATAAGAGAATTCTCAAAAATAGAGTTGAAGATATTGGAAAACTATATTTTAACAAAACAAAAACCTATGAATAAAGTTCTTCTTTTATCTAAGCAACTTGCATCTGGATTTATGAAAGTCTATAAAGAAAATCACTTATCATCAGCTAACCCACCTGATACATTTTGTGTAAAAATATCGGGTGTTTGGGAAACTCAAGACGATTGTGGATTAACCTACAAATTGTTTGGAGGAACCAGTGTTCCTGCTCTATAATAACATTGATAATTTACCACGTTTTTTCTTTACTGTTAAGTTACCTTTTCGTAGGTCATGTGTAGTATTTAACTTAGAATTCGGTTCAGTTAATGTTTTAAATCCAGTTATGTTAATATAGTTATTTTCTTCATCAAATTCATATTTTATATCGGTAATTTTATTTATTCCATCTGTTGTTTTTTGATTAACTACTTTATCATGCTCTTGTTCATTTATTACACGATGGTATCCATCATTTAATTGTAAAATATTTTTATCCATTAGTGGATAAAATACAGACCTGTCTATATGTAATCCACATTTTATTACACGTAATTGAAACATATTATCTTCAAACCCCCATGCCCATAAATTTGGAAATCCATTTGTTTTTTCATAATCATCACCCTTTATTGATACAATACCACCCAATGTATGTTTATATCCATAAAAATGTTTCACAATACCATGTGTTGTATCATAATTTAAAAAATTCTTTGTATATGGCATTGTATCTACATCATTAAACACAAATGTTATTTTTTTATAATCGTTTGGATATTTTTCTTTCATTGCAATAAACCCTATGTTTTTCATCCCTCCGCGATTAAACTCGCGACTATCACACTGATGTGCAAAGTATATTTCGTAATCTTCTTTTTTTATATCTTCTAATACATATTTCATTTGCCGCATAAAAAAATGTTTATGCTGTTCCCTATCACGATAAGGAACAATAAATATTATTTTTGGAACATGTATATTTTCAATTGGTTTTATTTCTAATTTTATATTCTCTTCTTCCATTAAATATATAATATAAACATTTATTTTTGATACTTCTTTCTTATTACTTCTGGTATTAGTTTATCCTTAAATGTTTCCAACTTCTTAAAACATTTATTTATTGTTACTTCGCTTACTCCTGAAATCGTTTTTATATCCTTCTTTGTTGATGAGTTGTCACAATTATTCGCTACAAAATATACTATTCCTGCCGCAATTGCATGTGGAATATTATCGGTTATTATCTGTAACTGTTCTATTTTATGTGTTACAAATTTGGCTAACATTATTTGTTCTGGATTGAAATTTAATCTACTACAATACCTTTCTATAAACGAACTTGGTAATGTAATTTTCAACATTGTTTGTTTTGATGGGTCTAAATCACGTTCAATATTGTGTAGAATATTTACTGCCATTGAACACCCTGTCGTTGCACTTGTCTTATCTAATTTAAAGATTTGTGCTATTTCATGGGATGTACGAGGACATCCATTTAATCTACATGATATGTACAATGATGCTGATTTAATACCATCACGATTTAATCCGCGAAACATCTTTTGTTCTGATATATCCTTATGTATGGTCATTGCATTGTCTATGAATATTTTGGGAATTCCTGCATTTTGCGCCATTACTGTTATGAATTGAAACTCATCGTACAAAGATTTTTCTTTATGTGGCATTGATTGCCATTCTGTCCATTTACGAATTTTTTTCATTTCATATGATGATGTATGTGATGATAGCACCTTACACCCAAATGATGATTGTACCAATAGGGGATTTATTGGATTTCCACAACGTGTTGGATCTGTTGCATTTTTATCATCTGCACCATAAAAACGCCACTCCGGTGAATAGTCTAAAACTTCTTTATAAATAATACCACATTTATCGTTTGTACATGTTGGAAATCCATCATCCATTATCATTAATGGTGATGAACAACTCATACATAAATCGTTATCTTTAGGCGTCGTATACACACATTCAACATCATTTTCTGGGGAGTACGGGGTTTCACTCTTGTCTAAATCATATATATCCCATAATTTTGCTTTTTCGCGATACGATATTTCTGTTTTCTTCTTCTTTGTTTTTGCATTTATATGTCGTTTTTCACTTATATTTGATGCTGATTGAAATAATATTGGTTCTGACCCAATTATACGCAATTTACGGATTTTTGTAGATGTCATTGGATATATTTATACTAATTATATTATATATATTTAATCAATTTTTTTGTATTGATAATACAAACGCATAGGTATTATTATGAATAGTCTTCCAATACCTCCAATACCTGGAATGCCTCCCGGTGTAATGCCTCCTGGTGTAATGCCTCCTGGAATGGATGCTGGAATGGATGAAAATCCTGCCGTAAAAAAAATGTGTCTCGCAGAAAAAACGAATGATGTAAACGAAGAATGGGAAACAGAATTAAAGGACAAAATGCCTCAAGAGATAGAGGAAATTATGGATGCAATGTGTCAGCGATTAAGTAAGGATGGTGTTTTAAACACTTGTGATGCTGATGCAGAGGATACGGTTAAACTTGTTGACTATATGACAAACGAAGCCGAAAAACTTATACGAAATTTTATTAGTGGTGATGAAACTAAAATCTCACATTATTTATTACATTATGTTCCTACCTTACCAAAACCCATGCAAAGTGGTGGTTTTGGATTAGGTAATATGTTCAAATCTAATCCTGAAAAGGACAAAGCAAAATATATTAAAGACCAGCAAGATAAAGCTATACGAGAATATCATAGTGGTAGAGTATTGACTCATATGGATAAGGAAGATTTGGCTCAAGGTGTTCCATATGATAAAATATTTCCACCATTAACAAAGAAAGAAGAAGAAGAATATTTAAAAAAAATGGGTAAAGATACAGCAAGTTTGGAAAAAGAATTTAATGAAAAAAATAATTCCGTAGATTCTAAAGCAACATCAAGTAGTGTTACAAATCCTTTAGAATCTTTTAAACCAAGCATGCCTGGTGCAACTGATGTAGATAGTCTTACAAGTAGTGCTGAAAATCCTTTAGAATCTTTTAAACCAAGCATGCCTGGTGCAACTGATGTAGATAGTCTTACAAGTGGTGCTGAAAATCCTTTAGAATCTTTTAAACCAAGCATGCCTGGTGCAACTGATGTAGATAGTCTTACAAGTGGTGCTGAAAATCCGTTAGAATCTTTTAAACCAAGCATGCCTGGTGCAACTGATGTAGATAGTCTTGCAAGTGGTGCTGAAAATCCTTTAGAATCTTTTAAATCAAGCATGCCTGATGCAACTAATGTAGGTAGTCTTGCAAGTGGTGATACAAATATTGCAGCACCGAAAAAGACCACCAAAAATGAAATAGAAGATGGTGACGCAAAAACTATTTTAAAATATTATACAAGCCACTTTATAAAATTATTAAAATGTGATTCTAATACTGCAGAGTTATTAAAGACAAAAATAATTGATAGCATATTTATATCAATAAACGATAAATTAAAAATAGATAAACAAGAACTATTTGGTAGTATTGCAAAAGAAACAACAAAACACTGTATTGAAAAACGTATTTCTTTAATAAAACCGACAATAGAGGTATATCAAAACATTATTAGTACCGCACCCGAACCTGAAAAGATATTACCCAATTATTTACGATTAATATTAGAGCTGTTTGTATATAATCATTATAATGATTTGTTAGATAGTGAAAAGTTAACGTTAACTACTGTTGAATTATCAACTCATATTAACACAATAAAGAAAATTAACGGATTTACCGGTGAAAATGATAAGTTGAAAGTGGATTCAATTGTGGAAATAATAGATTTAAATAAGGTGCCTTCACCAAAAACAGAAAAAAAAGATACAGAAGAAGAAGAAGAAGAAACAAATAATAATGAAGAGGCATTAAAACAATTTAAAAAATTATTTGAAGAATCTCAAGAAAAAATGGGTGGCAAAAAAAAACACACACGTAAAAAGAAACGTCACCATAAAAAACGTAGGTCAACTCGTAGATATAGATAAATTATATATTTTTATATAAAATATATAATATATACCGTCCCATAAAGCTAATTATTTATTTCTTTTTTTCATAGTAGTTCGTCTATTATACTTTAATGGTTTGGTAACTTTTTCAAATAATTGTTGAAACAAATCATCGGGCAATAATTTTGATTCACTTTTCTTAAAAACTCTGGAATTATTATCAACATTGTTGTTTATATATAATCCAGTGGGTACAACAAGACCTGCAAACCGTTTTAATTCATCAGTTGGTTCAATATCTAAACCGTCACCTCCAAACATAAAATCATTGTTTTTTTTTTCGTTATGTATACAGGTGTTTAATGGAATACCAGCTATAGGATTCGCGAAGTTACTGCTATATATTATCTCTTTTGCAAATGAGTCGTATAATTCCATTTTATATATTATAATAGATTGATATTTTTTTTTTCGTTATTATACATCGCCCGATTTTTTATAAGTACGTTTTATGTCACTACTTGTTGTAATCTCCCGATTATCTTTTAAATATTGTATAATAAACTCAACTTGTGTATCATCTTTGATTAAATCAGCTAAACAACGTTGAATATACCCAAATGTAATAGCAGAATATTCTTTTTTTTCGTGTAGGCGTAGTTCTCCATCACTAATGGTAATTCTATTTTGTGCCAAATTATGATTGTTCATAAAGTCACATATTTGATGATTTAGTTGTGACTTAAGTTCACGTAATTGTTTTGTTTTTTCATTAACAATTTTAAGTTGACTATCCATAACAACCCATTTTTTTACTTTTTCTATAAATTCAGGTTTTGTTTGTATTTGTTCAATAATATTGTCACTCATGATAATATTATAATGAATATTATATTTTAATTATTATGCCGTAATTCAATGTCTTTTTATTTAGCTAAATAAGATTAACGATTTTGCTACATTTCGGTTGTAATATTACAATTTATTTTTCGTAATTCTTCGTTTATCAAATATCAAATTAACATTATTGTACATGTAAATCAATATAGAACACACCGTATATATATTTGTTATTTTTGTTTGGTCATTCGTTTGTAAAATTTTTCCATATTCAATCAATATTGCTTTTCCAAAATCTTTTGCAAATTTGTGATAATTGGTATTCCTATCATCATAGCAATACCTATATCTTTCGTTTTTGATTTTCTTTGGAATAGTATGTTGCCATAACAAACGTGTTGCCTCAAAATTATCACAAAGAGAACATATATTACAGATTACTTCAGTTCCTGCCCCGTTATAGTTTTTGTCACATATTCTTTCTATCAGTTCATCCATATTATATCGGTCTATCCATGTGTGCAACATTACTTCCTCCTGAATATAAGAATATATTATACGATGTATATCCACTGGCAATCTTCCTACATCAAATACATAATACTTACCTTCCTTTTTACTTGCAATACCCATTTTAAAACTTCTATCTATGTTTTTCATTACTTATTATAATTATATATTCAATCATAATAAAATTAATCAATTTTATGCAAACATTATAATGCATGATCTCATTTCACGTGTATGACTTTATTTTCATTATTTATTTGTTTTTCCTTTTGATTTACGTTTTTTTCCACCTTCTTGGACTTGAGCAGGGTCAACCTCTGTACCCTTGGCCATATCATCTATTTTTACAGTATCACTATTGAATTGATTAACATGTATTGACCCACTATTTCCAACATGTTGGTTATTCATATCACCAAATACGGATACACCGTGTTCAGCAGCACCACTACCTCCCTTGAAAATTAATTTTTTCATCCAATTATCTCTGGTTAATTTTCCATCTTTATGTTTACGTTTTCTGGTTCCTTTACCTACAGCACGGTTTTTCTTTTTATTGGATTTATTTAATTTATTTTTACGACTAAAACGTTTAATTCCCATTATACCTTATAATTATATTTTATTCGTACATATATACTTTACTATGTTTTATGAATTTTAAAATTTTTAATAGTAAATATAAATTGGCTAAAATAGCTATAAATAAAAAAATATTATAAAAACAGATTATCCATATGTACAAATACATTTCATTATATATTAGATCTCCAATAGGACTTAATACAGCTTTGATATCTTTACGCGAATCTTCGCTATACAAATAATTAATACATGAGTCTTTTATATTTCTCATACTTGCTATAATACTTATAGTACTGCATTAATAGAATAAATATATTTTAACGCAATTCGTATAATTAATAGAATATATTTATAAATAATAATAAAGATACCACTTAGAATAACTATAATGGATAGTATTTTAGAAGCAACTGATAATTTTCAATTTAGTTCTGTTAAATTATCTAAACCAAAAAGTACAACAGGTGGTAATTGGTTAATTAAGTTTGGTATAAATAATAACCCTTTTTATTTACAAACACCGAAATGTAATACTCGTAATGGGTTTTTAAAAGCAGGTAAACGGTATTATACAGATTTGGTGTTTTCCAACGATAATGATGAGTTTATACGATGGATGGAAAATTTGGAAAATATGTGCCATGAACATTTACATGAAAATCGTGCAACATGGTTTGATAGCAATTTAATGTTGGAACGGCATGATATTGAAAATTATTTTACTTCACCTATGAAAATATATAAGACTGGAAAATATTATATTCTACGCGTAAATGTAGAAACCAATCTGGGTGTTCCTGCATTAACCATATATAATGAAAACAATAATAAAGTAGACATTGATACGATTACTGATAAACAAGATGTTATTAGTATTTTAGAATTTAAAGGGATAAAATGTTCATCTACAAGTTTTCAAATTGATATTGAGATGAAACAAATGGTAACGATAAAACCAGTGAAAATATTCTCAAACTGTGTGATACGTTTACCATCACAGTCTGGTAATTCTATGTACGAAGAAGAAGATGAAAAGGAAGAGGAAGAACAAGAACAAGATAAACAGGAAGAGGAAGAACAAAATAATTTAGAAAAAACATTGTTGACTAATGTGAATGCAGAAAATAGTGATATTGATATTCCTACTTTAGAAAAATCAAATGAAATAGACGTAGGTTCTTTAGACAAAGATAATAATGATACTCAAACCTTAGAAATACCGATGATATCAACTGTTCCTGAAATAAATGACATAGGTACAGAGGAAACTATTTTAGAAAAAAATGATGTAATTCAAGATAATCGGGATGAATCTACAAATAACATAAATGAAGAAAATGATTTACATGTTGATACAAATGAATTACAAGAATTCAAAATAGATTTAGATGATTTAACGGAAGATGTTAACATAAATATTAAAAAAGACAAAGACATATATTATGAAATGTATAGAGAAGCTTGCAGAAAAGCAAAAATCGCGAGAGATTTAGCACTTTCTTCCTATTTAGAAGCAAAACGTATAAAGAATCAATATATGTTAGATGATTTAACAGAAAGTGATGATAGTGAAAATGAAGAAATGGACGAAGTAGAATAAATAAAAGAATACTAATAAATTATTTATAATACATTTCATAACAGATTGTTTAGATAAAAATGTTATTTTAGATAAATAATTTATCACCCGTTATTATATAAACAGAATGTTTCGCACAGTTCTCTCTATTTTAAAACAGTCATTTAATGGAATGAAAACATTCTTCACACCTCAAAGAGTTGTGGGAATTCTTGTATTTTTATTATTAGTTTGGTTAATTAACCAAAATTTCAGTAGTAAGATGGCTGTTGCCGAAAAAATGGAAGACGGTACCAAAGAAGCCGAGAAAAAACCTGAATCTGTAGAAGCTGCATCTGATGGTTCTGGTAGCACTGCTTCTGGTAGTGGATATGCTACACACGAAGTTGCTAATCCTACCGACTTATTACCAACTGACGAAAATAGTCAATGGTCTGCATTAAATCCTAATGTTGCCAAATCTGGAGATGCCGCTATGCCTGATTTATTGAAGGCTGGTCACCATATTGGATTAGATACAATTGGTCAAACTTTACGCAATGCTAATTTACAACTTCGTTCCGACCCCATTGTCCCCAAAGCCGAGGTTGGTCCATGGAACCAAAGTACCATTGAAACCGATTTTGCTCGTGTCCCTCTTGAGCTTGGTCCCACCAAGTAAATAGTTTACATCCATTAATTCATTATATAGTAATACATAATGAATTTAACGCGTTTATATGATTTAGTCGTGATTAATTTTTAACATTATATAATATATGTTTTATATTGCTGAATTCTTAAGTGGTGGATTAATCACGGTTTTATTCTCATATGCTTCATCTCTATATAAAAATCATCCTGCGTATATAAAAATAATCGCATTTTTATGGGGTATGCCTATCTTATATTTTTATATCTTATTCATTTCTATGTCTATTAGCGAAGAAGCAGCAAAAGATATAACCTATCATGCATTGTTTGGTATGTTATGTTCTATATTTATTATGTTATTAACACTTTTATTACTTAACTACTCATATAAGTATAACTACAGCAGTCAATATATTATTGGAATAAATATAGCATACTTGTTTTTAGTAATTCATACTTATTTATGGTATAAATTGTACAAATAATACTGTAACTTTTAATCATGTTATAATATATAAATCATGGATAAATATGAAATTTTAGGATTCTTATTAACAGGCATTGTCATTATTGGCTGCTTATACATATATTTTGATAATTATGGTGCATTTGATTTAAAATGCATAGTATCCACTGTTGATGGTAATGAATATTGTGTACGTGAACGTAATAAATTACAAGAGGCTGCCGACTTATTAGCAAAAGTTACTGAAAAATGTAAACAACTTGTTGATTATGTTTATGGTAAATTTCCCGATCAAGAAAATGTTCAACGTTTACATACTAATTTCAATCCTAAAAAAGTTATGGAAACATTACCTACCAGTAAATTTACTGCATATAGTGAAAATAAAGGTGAAAAAATCGCCTTTTGTTTAAATAAAGAAAAACAAGAAAATGAAATTTTAATTGATGAAAGCACATTAACCTTTGTTGCTATACATGAACTTTCACATGTTATGACCAAATCTATTGGACATAAAAGTGAATTTTGGCAAAACTTTAAATTTTTATTAGAACAAGCAAAGGAAGCTAATATACATAACCCAATTGATTATAAGGCTGCCCCACGTGAGTATTGTGGAATGAAAATACACGATAATCCTTATTATGATGCTTAGAACACGCTATAATGATATCAATATTGCTAATAAAATAATATAAAAATATTTTTTATATTATAGAAAAATAGGTATATAATCTATAAGTATCTGTATATATGGAAGATACAGGCAATATTAAATCTATTATACAATATGAAGAACCCATTCCTACGAAAGACATTATGAAGGTATGCATTTTAAATCATTCAAATACTATTCAAAAAATGGTTGTGTTTCAAGGAAGTACAAAACCTGTTGGTAGAGATGATGATATATTTAGTGAGTATGAACAATTACAAAATAATGCTACTGATTTTACTATTCAATCGTCCAGTATGCAACTTCATCCAGATGACTCTATTCATATTATAAAAAAAAAGATTTTACACGAGCTTGATATGCCATTATTATCATATAGCGAGTTATATTTATTTTCTAAAAAAAATATCACAATTAATTTGCATCAACTGTATATGGAAATTACCAAGAATGAAACTATACCTTTAACAAAACCTATTATTGGACAATTGTTAGTCAATCTTGAAATCTTTGATAAAGATACATTAACGTACTTTTCAAATATGGAGCAACTAACATATACATTTATTGAATTTATGAAAGGATTTGCAAAACATACATATGATGTTGATATTTCTATACCAATTGGAAGACGGTTTATTAAATCCAGAGAATTTTTGTATTCAGCTAATCCATTCAATGTATTACATAATCAAGAACTTGTATTCCATACTACTAATAAAAATGCATTGGTATCATTTGAAAATCATTTATTATTATCTTACGGTAATTTGATGAATAATACTTTATATGTTTGTACTGCTGATGATGTTTTTAAATATAGTGTAATGCAATCCATATCAAGTGATTATTTTATAAAATTATATTACCCATTGTTGTCAAAATTAGAAATATTAACTACCGATGAGTTAATTAAACAAAAGCCCCAATTAATAAAAGATACTAAGAAGCTTATGAAACCAAAATTATTTAAAAAATATAGAAATATTGATACCTTTTATAATCTTTATAATAAACAACCAGAAAAACTATCCTATTCTAAAAATGGTATTAATAAATTTCATATGGTGTTGCATCCTATTACAACTATCATATTACCTCTTGAATATATTTTTAAACAAATTCATGCAACGAATGATGTTCCTTATATAAAATATAATTCTGGATCACGTAGAGAACCAATTTATCGTTTATATACCAATACGAGAACCAAAACTGGAAAAAAAATACCACTACTATCACGAACTCAAATTATGTCTTTTTCTAAAAATTTAAATAAGCCAAAACAATTATCATTTGTTACACAATATATATATGAAAACACAAAAGACTTTATTTTCTTACATATTACTAACAATGGTGACCTTGTAATTAAGGGTGAGTGTAAAACACCGATTTCTCCTTATAAATTAAACGTATTATTAATTAATAAAATTAATCCAATAATTTCTCAAATAAACAAAATAATTGAAACATCTGGATATACTATTTCCACATTTAATAGCATATATAATGAAAATGTTGAAACAGTTAATATTAGTTATATATGTAGTGTTCCTTATACTACCCCTGTAAAATCTACAGAATTAACTACACTTATGTCTAATATGTTCCATGTATATGAACCTAATATTAATAAAGGTGCCATGTTACGATTTACTCGTGTTGAAAACTACAAAGAAATGACTGCTATCAATAGCATGATTACACAAATCTATAAAAATACAAATGACTGGGGTGTTGTAAATAAAAATATTATGGAAAATTTTTCATTGACTAATGAAGAAGCTCAACAACATATCACTGATTACTTAAATTCACATATATTATTAAATGGGAATTATATAAATAAAACGGTTGATATCGCAGAAAATCCTGGGTTTCCTTGTTTAATTTATATTTCAACTGCATATGCAACGCCAGAATTGACAATTGATGTGAGTGAAATTACCTCTGTACAATATATTGATGTTATTCATAGGTATGTTGATACTTTTTTACGTGTTACTCAATCTCCTGATAAATCTACCGTATCTAAGGATAAGTTATTAAAAACTATGGCCGAAACAAGTAAGGTTGAAGATATAACAATACAAGAACCCATTGCCGAAGTTAGCAGTAAGGGTATTCATTCGTATTCTCTTCAATCATCAAATATTACCACACAAATTGATGATGATATTGCTGATGATATTGATGATGATATTGCTGATGATATTGATGATGATGGTATATTTTTTGATGATGATGATGATGATGATGATGATGATAATGATAGTAATTCTCCAAAAAAAATAACAAAGGATTCTCTTGAAGATGATGCATTATTATTTCAAGATGATAGTGATAGCGATAACGATGATAATTTATTTGTTGGTGGAAATCGTAATTTTTTTGATAAAATGAAAAAACTTGAACCAACATTATTCCGTACTAAGAAAGACGGACGATATGATTCTTATGCAAGAGTTTGTCCAAGTCAAAGTAATAGACAACCTGTTATTTTGACAAAAGATGAGTTAGATACAATGGATGAAACCTCATATGAAGTTGCTATGCCATATGGTTCTAACCCAGAAAAAAAATATTGGTATGTATGTCCAAGATATTGGTGTTTACAAACTAACAAACCTATGACAGATAAACAAGTTGCTGATGGAGAATGTGGTGGAAAAATTATACCATCAAACACAAAGAACCCTCCACCTGGTCATTATATTTATGAATTCACAGATGAACGTCAGCATAAAGATAAAGACAATAATTATCGTCAACATAGACCTGGTTTCTTAGGTTCAAAATCCCACCCAGATAGTTGTTTACCATGCTGCTTTAAAGAAATGAATACAACCCAACAAAATACCCGTCGTAAAGAGTGTGGTGTTATGGATACTGATTTACGCGGAAATCCTGAGGTTGTTGGAAAATTAATTAACAAGGAAGGTAAAGTTGACGAGCCCAATCCAACTGACGAAAATGATGTTGTTACAAATTCAAAAATAAGTAATATTGATAAATCTGTAAAAGAACCCCGAAAAGGTATGAATATATTAGGTCATGATAAATTCCCTATTGATGTATCCAGATGGGGATTCTTACCATTATCTGTGGAACTTTTTTTGCGAACAGATAACTCAACCTCTGTTACTAAAAATAATCCTGCATTAATACGACAAACAGAAACACCCTTATTAAGATATGGCGTAGAATATTCACATAATCAATCGTTTATAGCTTGTATTGCTGACATATATACATATCATAATAATATCACTACACCTACCATTCCAGAAATGCGGAAAATTATTGCATCACATATTACTTTAGATGTTTATATAAAATTAAATAATGGTTCTATTGTTTCCATTTTTCAACCCAAGAAAACATCTGTTACTGATATTACCGTTGAAAAATATAGAACTACCAAATTTTACAAGAGTTTTACTAATTTGGAAAATGTATCACAAAATAGATTCATGAAAGATACAATTGCTTCTTATGAAAACTTTTTAAACTATTTAAATGATAACGACTCCTTCATTGATCATACATATATGTGGGATATTATTACTTCACCGGATACTGGTATTTTTAAAGATGGTATTAATATTGCATTAATTGAAATCATAGACAATGATATTACCAACAATGTGTCTTTATTATGTCCAACAAATTCATATACACCGAAAATGTTTGACATAACAAAGGGTACTTGTATATTATTAAAACACGACAATGTGTATGAACCTATATATTTGTATGGTAATACCAAATTATCAAAACATACCAAGAAAAATGCTGTCAAAATATTTTATCAACAGAATACTCCATCTAATCTATTGAATTTATTTACTATAATTAATAAAAGCACTAATCAGTTCTGTAAACCAAAGTCCAGTATGCCAAATGTTTATGACTATAAAACAAATATATCTGCTGCCGATATTTATACTATTTTACAAGAAAACCGAATCATTATTGAAAATCAAGTTCGTAATTATAGAGGAAAAACTATTGCATTTATTGTTAAGTCCCGTAGTACAGATAATAATGGATTTTATATACCAACTGCACCATCCAGCAATATAAATAATGTTAATATGATTTTTACAGACGAAGTTGTTTGGCAAACATATGAAACTACTCGCGACCGACTAACGCAAATATCGAGTAAATCTCAGGGCAAAATATTATGTAAACCACAATTCAAAGTAATTGAAGACGGATTAATTGTTGGAATATTCACAGAAACCAATCAATTTATACAATTAAGTGAACCAATACAAGATGTTATTGAAGATGGTATTCCTAAGTATCAAGTACATGGTTATAAAGATAATGAATATTATCAGGCTGATAAATATCTTGCTACGGATACATCAAGTGATTCTATACGCACACAAACAATACGAAATATTTCTCTTGAAACTCAATTCTATAAACTGTTCCGTAATAAATTACGAATTTTATTGGCTAATTATAAATATAAAACCATACGAGATGAAATTATCAGTATTATAGAAAATAAACAGTACCTATATAATATTAAAATGAAAATGTTGCTTTCCATTATTCAACACACAATGAATCCACATCTATCTTTTGTTGAATTTGATAAAGATGTATTGGATAAAATAAATGATATGAATGGTCTTATAAATAAAGACGATATTATTGGATTATGTAGCGGAACATCCAATCAATTATGTATACCAAAACAAAATTTAATAAGCGATACCGAGAACGAAGTTATTTATTATACCCGCTTAACAGACGAATTGGTTAGATATAGTCGTATTCGGCTGTTTATATTGGATACTACCAAATATTTAAATATTGGCGGCGCTGAATACGATATAAATGCTGATGAAATATTATATTTATATTCTACTATTCTATCTGAAAATTTTGACGAATTAATTCCAATGCCAACAAATAAATATATACAAAATATTTCTTATGATTTTGCAAATCCTACAACATCAACACTCCCATCCGGTGATAATGAAGTTACATTAGAACAACAATATAATAATAGCAATAATGCCTCATCAAATATATTACAAAATGAATGTGTGTCTACTATCAGTGATATTATTGTTGATAAGAATAATTGGCATTTAATACTACATGATGGTGCTAAGGAACATGTAATGAATACATCGGTTCAGTGTAGTTTTTACATTATATTACATATTATGAAAACGCATCTTCAAATTGATGAAAATATTCATGATATAAAAAAACGGTTATGTATTTATTATAAACCTATTATTGAGAACTATTTATTAAAATTGTGTGATATATTTAAGAATCAAGGAAAATCACATGTTAATATGCTTAAGAACAAGAAAATTAATATTGATGTTATGATTATGAGTGATGATTATATGTTAACTGCAATTGATTATTGGGTTATTTCTATAAATATGAAATTACCAATTATAATGTTTCACAGTAATTCTTCTTTACCCTTCAATAATAATTTACAATGGTTACGATTATCGGGTGACCCCGAAAATGATGAATTCTTCTTTATACGTATTATAAGTAATAATCAATATAACTTAATTACACCACCTTCTATGATTAGTGATTTGATTGGATTTCAACAATTAATTGAATCTCCATCATATACAGAACATTTCAAATCATTTGATGATTTTATAGGTGATTATGAGATTGCTGTACCTAAGTTAAAAATTAAAGCACCTCGTAAGAAAAAAGAATAAATATTTTTTTTCAATTCATTATACATTTTGTATGAATAATGAATTTAACATAATTTATAGTGTTTACTCTTTGTATTAAAATAACCTATATCTATTAATTCTTTTCCTTTATTAAAATTCAACATACTGTAACCGGATAACGCAGATGGAGTTACATAATAATAATTTATCTCACCATAAGGACTTTCACAATTTTCATTTAATTGTGTAATTGGATTGTTATAATTGTGTTTTACTACTCGAAATGTTCTCATTATCATCTCTTCTATTGTATCTATCGCGTCGTCATCTTCAATCATTGTATCATATGGAGTTATATAGGTGATGTTTAAATATTCAGGAGAATGTATAATATCTAACAACTCATTACTTAATGTTCCTCCATCTGCATACATGTAACCTTTAAACTGTATTGGGGGAAAAACTACTGGTATTGCAGATGTTGACATTAATAACTTTATTTTATCTTCTGTGTTTAAAGTTGAATCATACTTATATGTATCTAAATTACCTGTGTATAAATTTACTGCTCCTATCAGCGTTTCTATTACAGGATCATTCGTCTTATTTGTTATAATTGTTTTTAATGTATTATATAATGGTTCTGTATTCAACAACGAATTACTTGTTATTGGTAATATTTCATACACATCATTATTACGAAGATTTGAATACATTATTTCTGCGTCTTTTACTCCTTCATTTATACTTGAATAGTACGATAAAAAACCACAATTCAATCCACCTGCTGAGATTCCGGTATATCTATCATATTTTTTTGGATTTTCACTTATTATTCTTTTTAAAATACCTATTTCCACTGCACCAAATGCACCACCTCCGCTAAATGATATTTGTTCTATTCCATATGAAATGGTTATTAATAGTAATAATAATATTAAACGCATCATATACATTTATACCTATACTTTCCAATATACAATATTTTTAATTCATTACTTTATTAATTCATTTTTCATTTCTTCATTTTCTTTCCAATACTCACGTGTCATATATCCTTTGATTGAAATATTTTTCATAAAATGTGTATATATATCAATATGATTTTTAGAATTCTTTACGCCATTCCTCATACTATTATTTACACCCTTGAAGATTTAAAACGCCGTTTTTGACGGCAAAAAATTGATTAAAAATAAAAATTGATATATATACTAGTAGTTGGCAACACAAAAATATCATAGAAAACTCGTTCAAAAAACAAGAATGTGCAAAATGCCTTATGTAGGAGATTATTATGAAGACCCCAGCGCGAAATTATGGGACGGCGTTTATAAAAATAATTATAAAAAGATTGAAGAAGCATTTAAGGAAGGTGCTGATGTAAATATGAAAAACGACAATGGAGCGTGGTTTTTATTAGTTGCTTCAGGACATGGAAATGCAAGAATGGTTAATTTATTGCTTGAAAAAGGTATTGATGTAAATATAACAGACGATTACGATTATAATAATAATAATAATACGGCTCTTTCAACAGCAGTGATAAATGCAAAATATGATATCGTTGAATTATTAATTGAAAAGGGTGCTGATATAAACAAAGAGAATAACAAGGGTTATACACCACTTATACACGCAATTAGATTTGAAGATTACGACATAGTTCAATTATTATTAGAACACCCATATATTAATATTGAACATTATGTAGATACTATATTCAACCAACTTCGTGTGGTAGAAGAAGTGACATGGATTCCTTATTTGATAGAAAAGTACATAGAAACGAGAGATCAAATAAAAAATCAAAAAGACGATAATATAGAAGAATTATCAAATTATACACGACCCAATATATCATCACTTAAAACTATGGCATATCATTCATCTCCAACTGATGTAGATACTATATTCAATCTACAACTTTTAGGAATGAATAGACCTTATGGAAAACTTGGCGGTAAAAGAAGAACACGAAAGTCCAAAAGATCCATACCTATCATTTTAAATCTTCAAGGGTGTAAACGATAGTTTATACGGTTGTATGCACTTACCCGTTTTCGTCCAAGATATTTGGTTTCTAATATATCAAGTGTTATAGGAATCTCATATGTTATATGATATAATTCTATTATCTTACATTCAAGACCTACTATTTGAGGTATGCCATCTGCTTTAATATTTTTACCCAATAGATCATCTAACATAAACATACCAAAACCTCCATTCTTTTTATAATCTTTATATAATTCACTAATATTATCATGTATCATAATATTATAACGTGTCATTTTAGATTTTACTTATTATTTTATTTAGTTATAATCAAAAATTAATATCAACTTTATATTATTTTTTACTCTTCTTACGGGTTTTTCTTTGTTTCTTTGATTTTTTGGAATTATTGGACTTATTGGACTTATTGGACTTATTTAATTTCTTTCCACCATATTTATCATACCAACTTGTTGGGGGATTGCGTGTAGGAATTGGTATTGGTGCAGTTTCATTATGTTTTGGATGTTTATTTAACCAAATTTCAGCCGCAGTTTTTTTAAAGTGGTTACAATCATCTGGGTTATCATCACATTTCTTTATTATTTCTTCATATTTCATTCTCATCTCCGCAGTTTTTAATGCTTTTTTTTCCATTCTGTCTATCTCTTTGTCTATGAGTCTACGTAGTCTTTCAGGTGTTTGTCCATTTCGGTTGGGTGTATGAGGGGGTGTTTTATCATCCTCCATGGGAAACTGAGTCGGAGTACTCATTATATAATGTTATCATAAAATAATCAATAAAAAATTATATATAATTTGAAATATATCTAATTTTTTTATATTTTTCTAAATTCCCATATCATAATCATCATCACACTCACCTATTTCTGGTACTGTAACATTGGAAATGTAATTGGAAATCTCCACATTATTTCTTGAACATGGTTCATTTGGATCTTCAAGACTTCCAAACATAGAACTTATCTCAGCATTACGGTCTTTACGAGTGATATCTTGTGTATCCAATGTTTGCATTTTTTCCATGTCTAATACCAAATCAAACATACCTGTACCGAAACTACCGGTTTGTCCCATCATTACACTTCCAGATACACCTCGCATATTATCAAAATTTGCATGTCTTGCTGATTCCAATAATACTTCTGTATGTACTTCAAATGTAGCCTTAGCAATTGGACCAATATTATCATTTAAAATACCCGACCTAAAGATAGCCACCATATTATGGTTTGTTGTCATACGGTCACACAATATACTCAAATGATGATAGTTAATGTAAACACCACTGAAATCCATAACTTCTGACAATTCATTAAACAACACTTGGCGTGCAGCTTCAATACCCAATGTATCAAATACTTCCTTTATGTCATTACTGTAAGTTCTAACCCAATCAATATAATCTAATCCAAGAACATCAATTAAATTTGAACCAGTTGTATCTAAAATCCAAATATCCTTTTGAACATATTTTCCATCTTCTTTTGATACCATGTTTTGCAACTTTCTGGGTAACACATTTGTTATACCGGGAAGTCCACGCAATACAATTGTATTCAAAATCATTTCTTGGAAATTTCTTAACATATATATTTCATCTGATTGGTCAAGTGAACTGGCAACACCACGCTTCTTGGCCTTATTTAATACATCGCTATTTAAACGAATACGGAATATTAAATTTTTTGCATTATAATCCGAGTATACACATGTAACCTCTTCACCATAGCTATTGTTAATCGCAAAATTAATATCATCCATAGTAATATTCTTTTCAAATAATGTTTCTGCATTAAATGTAATACGAATAACCCATCTTGAATTTTGTTGTTTATTTCCACTATCTTCTGTAGTGGGGGGTGTATTACATTCCTCTATAATATCTTCAAACTCATAATACTGTTTCATAATTAATTCGTCATCTGGCATGACAGTTTCTGCGTCTACTGGGTCAAAACAGATTTGGACACCTTTGACAATATCTGCTATCTTTGTATGCTCTAACATATTGGCATAATGTTCTGCTTTATCACGAGTACCTTCTTCATTCTCGTGTAAAAATACCGTCATGGATGGATTCTTGGGGTTTTTAGTTAATCGTAAAATTTCTTCAATACGAGGAACACCACGAGTAACATTAGATTTTGATGCTACACCACTTAAATGAAATGTATTCAATGTTAATTGAGTGGTTGGTTCACCAATAGATTGACCAGCAATAACACCCACCATTTCACCAGGATGAACAAGTGCTTGTTTGTATTTCATCACAATCGTTTCTAATAATAAGATGAGTCCCTTTCTATGAAAACGTTTACGAACAAGCAAATCCTTAGGTGTAAGATAGTAAAAGTACATGATTTCAAATAAATCATTTGGCTTTGCATAATTAAAATTCTCCAATTTTTTATAATATACTTTTATCAATTCAAATGCTTCTCCTGGAGTAATATCAACAAGGTTATTTGGTGTCAAATTTAATTGACCTTGTACATTAATAATTGTGTTTTGGAAAGCAATTGGCATTTTAATACCATTTTCATTTTTGTTAAGAAATACGTCCTCTATTAATGAACTCCTATCCTTAATCATTTGCTCAATATGTATTTTACATGTTTCTTTTGTAGCTTCACGCTGTTTTCTTATTCTTGAAATAGTACCTTTTGTATATATGTCCTTTAAAACAGTTTTTTCATTATTTATACCTGCTATATCAAAATAATTATAAATATCTTCAACGGTCATACTCGCCAAGGGAATCTTTTGATTCTCTGTTTTCGTTGAATCAAAATTATCGTCTCCATATCTAAACTGAATAATCTTTCCAATGCTATTACGAACTGTCATATCGTACTCCACCTTAATATCTTCCAGCCCCTTAATTAATCGCCGCTGAATATATCCGGTTTGGGATGTTTTTACAGCAGTATCAATCAAACCAATGCGACCACCCATCGCGTGAAAGAATAACTCCGGAGCAGTTAAACCCGATATATAAGAATTCTCAATAAATCCACGAGCACCTGGAGTATCATCAAATTTACTGAAATGAGGTAATGTACGGTTGTCAAAACCATATGGGATACGCTTACCGTCTACATTGGTTTGTCCCAAACAAGATATCATTTGAGAAATATTAATTAAATTGCCCTTTGATCCCGAATTAACAATCATCAAGAAACGATTATTTTTACTCAAAGATGTACGACCAATCTTACCCGCCTGTTCGGTTGCTTTATTTAATACATTATTAATATTTGTTTCAAAATGCGTTATATTTGTTGTTGATGTGTTATTTTCAAAAATACCTAAGTGCACCTTTTCTATGATGGATTGCACCTCCTGTTTTTGTGTCAATATTGCATGTATAATGCTATCTTGGGTTTTTCGGTCAGCTATCAAATCACTAATACCTACACTGAATGAACTTGACTTCATGTATTCAGTGATGATATTTTGCATATCATCGATATACTCACTTGCCCGCATGTTTCCATAATCATTACATATACGGTGGATTATACCCTTTGTCGTTGACCCCAATACATTCTTCTCCATTTGACCACGAATATATTCACCATTACGAATCTCTAATACATTGTTTGAGTCGTCATATTCTTCGTCTTCATCATACAAATCTGTTTTATATTTTAATGATACTGGTGGTAATATTTGGGATAAAATATCAAAATTACTTATTTTGTCGCCATTTTCACGCAACTTATCCATATTTACATTCGGCGATAACATCATTAAATTCATCGCTTCGCGGGGCGTAAAATTAATATTTGGTCGGGTAAAACGATATGATCCCAACATTGAATCTTGGAAAATACCAATGATTGGCGAATTCTTTGCTGGACTTATCATTTGATATGGAATTGCTGCTAAATTTTTTAATTCAGTTTCAGCCAACACACTTTGGGGCATATGCATATTCATTTCATCTCCATCAAAGTCAGCATTGTATGGTTTGGTATCGCCAACATTCATACGAAATGTGTCTCCACGCTTCATAATTTTGACGATATGACACATCATACTCATTCTATGTAAACTGGGTTGACGATTGAACAGAACAGCATCACCATCCATCATATGACGATGAACGATATCACCATTTTCTAAACGAATAGAACCAGTATCAACATATCGTAGAGAAATATTTTCACCACTTTTACGTTCTAATATTTTTGCACCAGGTTCTCCATTTGAACCACCATCTGGACCATTTTGTATTAATTTCATAAGAAAGTTACGATTACGATCATTTACAGTTACGGGTTTTGTTATATTTCTTGCTATTTTCAAGGGAACACCCAATTGACGAATTGATAAATTGGGGTCACCAGTAATGACCGAACGCGCACTGAAATCTACACGCTTACCCATTAAATTACCACGAATACGTCCATTCTTACTATTTAATCTACCACTAATACAATTTAACGGACGACCAGAACGCTGTGCCATTGGGTCTGCACCCTTTACCTTATTATTTGCAATCATTGCTACAAAATATTGTAAAATTCCAGATAATACTTCTATCACCTTTGTGGCTGCATTATTTGCTATCTTGTCACGCAAATCATTATTTGTTTTAATTATATTACTGTAAATATGTGTTAAATCATCTTCACTACGTTGCTGAGCATCATGCTTTACGGATGGACGAACTGCCGGAGGAGGAACCGGCAATACTTGACAAATCATCCACTCTGGACGTGACCATACTGGACTAAAACCCATAAAATTTACATCTTCATCGCATATACGCTTAAAGATTTTTATCAACATTTCAGGGGTTAGTCTTAGGACTACCTTCTCAGTATTTCCATCAGTAGTAACCATCTTTTCCCAAATCGCTTGGATTGTAGACATACCTTCTACTTGAACTTTATCGGGTTGCTTATATCCACAACCATCCTCAGTACAATCGCCACACCTCTTTACATTCGCAGCAAGATTTGTTACGTATTGCCACCTTTCTGTCTGAGTCATATTCAATACATGTTTATGTAAATTTTTATTGATTTTTAACTTACTGCATTTAAAACATACGCATTTACAGATTTTCATTATTTCTTTTAAATGTTGAATAAATAATACAGGACGAGCTAATTCTATATGACCAAAATATCCAGGGGTGTCAATATAAGTGTATCCATCAGTAGGACATATTAGTCCAGGTTCAAGAACACCCATACGAGGATCAAATAATCCACCAACAACAGGTTTATTGTTAATATAAGTATCACGAGATGTCACTTCTACCACCGAATTTTTACGGATTTCTTCTGGAGATAGTATACTAAATTGTACCCCAATAATCTTTGAAGATGGTTTAAAGTTATCCATATTTGTATCTTGGGTATGCATTAAATTATATAACCTATATATTAATATGTTTATATAATTTTCAAAGTAGTTATAATCAATTTTTTAATAGTATCTATATTATTTTTCAAATTTATATTTATTTCTATATTCTTTCATTCCTCCACTATATTCATTTATATTAACAAACCCCTTTTTCATTAACTCTTTTATTGTTAATTCCGCTGCATTACATTTTTCATGAGCACAATATACTATTATTGGTACTTCATTTATTTTCACCTTTTTATTTTTTACATATGTATTTAGGTTTGGATATTGGATTCTCACTACTTCTCCAAACCATTTTTCTAATTCTATTATTGACATTTTTGATACATCTTTATTAAATAAATTAAATGTTTTTGGTATATGGTCTTTTCCATAATATTCACTTGGTAATGCATTTATTATTACTGTTAAATCTTCTTTCTTTTCTTTCATAAATTTTTCCAAACTATATTTACATATTACTATTTTTGTGTAAATTTGGTCATTCCATTTTCCATTGTTCTCTACTACAAAATGTAAATGTCTAAAAAATGTATTATCTTTTTTATCACTCTTTTGTTTTGCTTTATATAACTGAGGACAAGCCAACCTTATTTTTACTACTCCTTTGTCGTTTGATTTTATTACACCACTGTTCCCGAATTTATTATATGCTGTCTTTGCATCTTTTATTATTGGACTACTATCATTTTTCTCATCGGCTGCCCAGTATAATATTTTTCTATTACATAATTTTTCACCTAACTCTAATTTCATTTCAACATTACTAAAATCTGGAGTCTTTAATGTCATACTATGATTATTTATAAATTCACGAACAAAATCTTTTTCTTCTAACCATTCGGGCTTTAATGACTCTTTTGATTTTACTACCTTTTCTACATCAAAATCTAAACAACTCGCACAAACTCCTTTTTTCATAATATTAATATAAACTATTATTATAAATTATTATTTACTTTATATCTTTGATATCAAATGTTTTAAACATCTATTACACGATTCAAGAGAACCTTCTACCCAACTTTGAGTTAAACTATAATTTTCACCACAAATATATAAATTTTTACAAGGGTTTGTTATTCGATTTGCTACCTTATTACTATCTATTCCTTTATTCCAATATCCTACCCCACAATCCCAATTAAATACCCATACCTTTTCCGGTGCATTTATTTCCTTTTTAAATGTTAATTTTACGTTTTTCACTATTGCATCTTTTACTTCTTTTTTAGTTTTCATACTATTCCAATATTTCGTGTATTCGTCATCTGTATATGATATCATTATTAGTCCGTTTTCTCTATCCATTGGTATTATGAATCGTAATGGATTATTTGTTATAACCTTTGTTGTTAAATCATTAAACCATATATCTTCTTTCTTAAATAATGCATAAACACGACATAATGGCTTGCAACTTATTGATTTTTCTAACACAGAATGTATTGGTTTTAATAACGGGATTTTTAATAATGCATTTTTTGGTAAACATAATGCTATTTTTGTACCTTTTATTTCTTTATCATTAACGTTCACCGAGTATATCTCATTTGTATTATCATATTGTATAGATTTTACATTACTATTATTTTTTAATACACCATTGCTTTCTTTTATTACGTTTACTAATTTGTCTATCATTTTATGGTAATAACCGCTATAATATGTTAGGTCTGGTCTAATTCCTTTTGAAAATAAATGATAAGCATCATACATATTCATATTTTTTAATTGACCACTGTATCCCGATGCTACAAGCATGTATTTTAACTCGTCGTTTTTCAAATGTTTTTTTGCATATTCTTGAAAAGTACAATTCTTTAAATATATCGTATCGTCGTGTTTCGCTTTATCCAATATTTTTGTTATATAATCAAAACCTGATTTATCATTAAACTTCTTAGAAAATTCATTTTTACTATCTACAAAATCAACATAAGCGTTCTGCCCTTTATCTTTACGAAAATCCAATAATTTTAATTCTTTTAATAATTTTATTACTTCTGTATGATTTAAATTAAATCTGGCTCCGCCTTTTGGAAATGAATACTCATGTCCATTTATAACTTCTTCACATTGAAGTATACGACCACCGAATAATTCATTTTTCTCCAACAACAATATTTTTTTACCATTATTTAATAATTTATAATACAAAAATAATCCTGATATACCACCACCTACTATTATTAAATCGTACATATATAGATTTACAGATAAAAAATGTAAAAAATTGATTTAAATACATAGTACTTATGGGTTGCATCTATTACAACAATTGTTGAAACAATGCCATCTATTAAAACACCTGCACCCTTTGTCACCACACGTCGTCAGCTTCGCAAAAATAATGCGGATAGTGACAGTAGTGACAATGAAGAAAATACTGAGTACGAAACTGATACCAGTGATTCTTCTTATGTCCCTCCAACCAAAAAAAAAAATTCTAAAGATAAAAGGAAACGTGTAACATCTACAGGAAGTGATGATGAGGTTGATGTTGACGAGGAAGATATGGATAACATTCGTAATTTGTTAACCAAAATCTTTCCATCTAAATATATCAATGAACGAGCTAAATCCCTTACAAAAACAAACAAAAAGAATAAGAAAACAACAGAGCAAACTGCAAAAAAGTCTAAAGCGTCTATTTCAAATAAGAAAAAGATGAATAAGAAACACAGAAATGTAGTAGACGACGATGATGAAGACGAAGAAGATATTGGAGAAGAAGATAGCGATGATGAGGATTATGATGAGGATGAGGATGAGGACGAGGACGAGGATGATGAGGATGATGAGGATGAGGATGAGGATGAGGATGAGGACGAGGATGAGGAGGATGAAGAGGATGGAGTTTATAATATTGTCTTAGCATTAGATGGTATGGAGGAAGAGGCTGATGATGACTACATTGAAGATAATGCGGATTGTGATAGTGACGACGAAGAAGCGTTTATGAAAGAGACGTATCAGCGTACAACAACCATTGAAACTGAAGAACAATCATCTAAAAAGATGAAGTTAAAGAAAAAGAAAAGAAAGAACACTGAAGAAGAGGTTATTTTGACTGATGCAGAACAAGAATATTTAGAATTGGTTGAAACAAAGAAACAACTGGTTGAACAACTTAGTAAGAAGCCAAATAGCAAGATTCTAAAGAATGCCATTAACGAGTGTAAGGAGTCTATTAATAAGCTTATTAAAAAGTCACGCACGAAGAATGCTAAGAATTACCATAAGCTAATTCATGGCGACAAGAAGCGTACTAATGAAATTGATTATTTTAGAAAAAATTTATCAAATAGAGAACAGTTACGTATTATGAAAGATTTAAAGGAGATTAATGCACACATTAATATTGATAAGCCATATAGATTAGCCTTATTGGATTCAAAGATGCCAGCAAAGTTTAAGGCAGCTGCAATGCAAAAGCTCAATGTTTTGCGAACCATGGAACCTGGTGACAATGAATATTACAAAATCAAGAATTGGATTGATACTTTCATGCGTATCCCATTTGGAATGTATAAGAATTTAAATGTTCAAATGAGCGACGGAGTTGACGTATGTCATAATTTTATGGCTAATGCAAAAACAACATTAGATGAATGTGCATACGGGTTAAACGATGCAAAGATACAAATTATGCAGATGATGGGACAATGGATTTCTAATCCGGCTGCATTAGGTACTGCTATTGCAATTAAGGGACCAATGGGTACTGGTAAAACTACACTGGTAAAGGAAGGTATTAGTAAAATTTTAGGTAGAGAATTTGCTTTTATTGCTCTTGGTGGAACTGGTGATAGTAGCTTTCTTGAAGGCCATTCATATACATATGAAGGTAGTACTTGGGGTAAAATCGTACAAATATTGATTGACAGTAAGTGCATGAACCCTGTATTTTACTTTGATGAGTTGGATAAGATTAGTGATACACCCAGGGGTGAGGAAATTGCTGGTATCTTAACACATTTGACTGATACATCTCAAAATAGTCAGTTTCATGATAAGTATTTCTCAGAGGTTGAGTTTGATTTGAGCAAATGTTTGTTTATATTCAGTTATAATGATGAGAGTAAGGTCAATCCAATTCTACGAGATAGAATGTATCGTATCCAAACTAAGGGCTATGACACAAAGGACAAAATTGTAATTGCAAGAAATCATTTGTTACCAAAAATTCGTGAACAAGTCAACTTTACAGAAGAGGATATTATTATTCCAGACGAAACCATTCATTACTTAGCATCAACAAAGGAACATACAAAGGGAGAAGATGGTGTTCGTAATCTAAAACGCTGTCTGGAAATCATTTATACAAAGCTAAATCTCTTTAGATTGACGAAGCCAACTGAAAATCTATTTGATAAAGATATGGATCTTAATGTTACTTTCCCTTTCACTGTCACGCCAGATAATGTAGACAAATTCATTAAGAAGGAGGATGCAGTTAGTCAAAGTGTTCTTGCTATGTATATTTAAATAAAACGAAATAAAAAAAAGATCTGTAATTTATATAACTAATCATATAACTTTTTTTATGGTTGCAACAGTGAAAAAAAAGATTCGTATATTGTCTAATGTAAAATCTATGTTAGATGATATTGTAAATTATGATAGTGATAGTGATATACAACAAATACATAAACTTGTTGTAAATTATATTGAATCAAAATGTATACATAATATTGTTACAGATTATATAGATATTACACCCGACTATGGTCATAATATTAGTTATTGTGATATTTGTATGAAGACATTTACGGGTTAATTTATACTTCTTCTTCTTTCTTGTTACCTCCGTCAGGAGCATTACCTCCGGTACTGTTACCACCACGGGTTGTTAATAAACGCTTATGGTCGTCTGTTAAACATAAACCTCCCTTTGAATTACTCAAACCAGAATTATCTGTACAATTTAATTTACCTTCTGCATCAGCAAATTTGTCTAAATTATCTACATCACTGCTTAATGGTGAACAAAATAATCCATTCATGCCATGAACTTTTTTGCATCCAGAATCTTGGGATACAATCAAGTGTTTTGCGTATTCATTCATTGAATTATTCTCAAAATTCTCAAATTCAGAGTGTTTCTTAAACACTGTGTCCATATAAATTGGAGATACAGCATTACACGAGACAAATAATGACGAACAAATCACTAAAATAAAAATTATTCCTAAAAACAAAGTAAGCATTGACATTTTTCTATGTATGATATACATATTTCACAGATAATAATTATTGACACGATTATTTACTAAATATGTAATAATAAAGTTATTATATTCAAAAACACATAAACACTGTTTATTAATATTATTAATAGATTCATAAAATGTCTACTTTATCTCCAGATGAACGATTGAATTTAAAAAAGTTGCTTAGTGAAATGGACAGTGAAGATAATACTGCCCAGATCCGTAAAGTAAAACATAGTATAGTACTACGCGACGAAATTCGTAAATTAGATACATTTAAACTCGCTAATGTTGAATTGAAACTCAATGACCCAGAAAAATACATAGAGATGTGTAGAAAGAGTACCCCGTTTTTATACAATAATTATACTGATATATTTAATCGTCTTGTCAAAGATGAACTTGACCTCGAACTTATGACTAAATTGTTAATTGTACTAAAACTCGTTGAAGATGGTAAAGTTGACCAAAATGAAGGCTCTGTTATGGTAGGAAAAGTATTAAAAGAACTATATGTTGATAGTGCATTGAAAACATCAGAACATTTGGACCAACAAAATTCCGTGACTGAAAAACCAATTGAAACAAAACCAATTTCTTGGAAAGAATATAAAAAAACAAAAGGTATGTAAGATATACTAATATGGAATTTGAAAACAGCTCTAATGATATACAAAAACTTTATTCTAACTTAAAAACAAATACTACTAACGGTTGTAAAAATTTTGCTATTTTAAAATTAGCAATTGAAGATGAAAAACTACTTGCCAATTATACTGACCGTATTAAAAAACATAACACACAATTTATGGAGAACATTTTAGCAGATTCAGGGTTTGACGTATTAGTTCCCAAAACTATTATTTTTGATAAGTTATATGATTCAACATTTATTGATATGAACATAAAAACGGAAATGTTTTTCTGTGAAGTTAATACAGATTCTATAAATCCTTGTGCTTTTAATGTACATCCACGTTCCAGTATATCTAAAACACCATTAATGTTAGCTAATCATACTGGGATCATTGATTCTGGATATAGAGGTTCATTAATTGGTGCATTTAGATGTTTACCATATTCTCAAAATCATCTTACTACTGATTATATGGTTACTGCCAATACACGATTATTACAAATTTGTCATCCTACATTATGCCCCATATATGTCACTATTGTCAATGCTAATGATTTATCTAACAGTGTTCGCGGTGATGGAGGATTTGGTTCTACCAAATAATTATTTTCTTGTCATATAAAATCAAATTATATTATATGTCAAACATTGATAATATGGGTATTATTAATAATAATAATACTGAATTAGTTGAAATATATAAAGGTGATTATTTTTCTAAACATAAGAAAAGCCGTGCAAAAAAAGTTGTTGTATTTGACTTTGATGAAACACTTGGTTCATTTGTTGATTTAGAAATATTATGGTCCATTATAACCAAATATAAGAAAACTATTGATTTTAATGATGTCTTAGATATATATCAACAAGAGTTTATACGATATGGTATTATGCCTATATTAGAATACTTATTATCTAAGAAAGGCTCAGGTGAATGCTATAAAATATATGTTTATACAAATAATAAGGCTGAAAAACCATGGGTACAATTAATTATTAACTATTTTAATCATAAAATTTCTCGAACTATAACTTTGTTTGACCAAATTATACATGCATTCAAAATTAATAATATACATACCGAACTTAACCGTACTACACACAAAAAAAACCATGAAGATTTTATACATTGTACTCTTTTACCCAAAACCACTGCAATTTGCTTTATTGATGATGTTTTTTATAAAGATATGAAATCCGAACGTCTTTATTATATCAAACCCAAGCCATATAAACATCGGTTATCTACATATGACATTATTTCTCGTTTTATTTATTCTAAAGTTGGGAATGAGTTATTAACAAACGATAATGCCAGAAATATCTTTAAAACTAATGTTATTAAAAGAACTATGATGCTTGGAAATTTCAAAACACACACTAATTACTCCAATACTGCTTTTAAAAATGATATTTTAGTTGCGCAAAAAATTATGTATCATTTAAAAGAGTTTTTTTATATTATTAATAAACGGGCGAAAACATGTAAAAGGCGCAAAAGTTCTTTTTCTTTTACACGTAAACGTAATATTAAATAAGTGTATTTGTATGTTCATATGCCATCAATATCAACATTTCTGTTGATGACATCTTTTGAAATGTTACACAGTCGTCGTATTTGTATTGTATAAACCGATTCATTGAGTTCATACATAATATATGGGTTCCTGTATCTAAAAATTTTATATCTACTACTATACCACCATTCGTTAATTTATTTGTACCACGACGAATCCATCGTACATGTTTCCCCTTGTGCAATTCGTGTAACTCATCTATCATACGATACCCTACCAACTTTAAACAGATTTTTTCTTGTATTTCTTGTTCGTCACATATTTCACATACCTCTTTGTATATTTCTTCAGTTATTCCATCCAACGTCTTGTTCTCCAAATAATCATTTGTTTCATTTTCTAATGTATCTAACAATTCGTCTATATCCAAACTTGATAATAATGTTGGATCGTTTATTGCATCATTATAGACCTGTTCTATTGTATCTGCAGTTAATTCATTTGGGTTCTCCATATCTTACTTATATTAAGATATAGATACTATTTAATTCTTTTATCTACTTTATTCTTCTTCTTCGGCATCTATAGCTA